TATTATAGAGTATTGAAAGGAGAAGAATATTGTGGAACACACATTGAACATAAAAATGATACAGTCCAAGGAAAAATTAGATGTACTGGATGTAAAAATTTATTTACATCAACAAATGGATTTAAAACATGTAACGCTTGTCATAATAGAAAAAATAATCCATCGAATAATAATAATAATATTATATCGAATAAAATTATTGATCCACAAAATATTATTGATAAAGAATTACTTGAATTTGCAAATGAAAATCAAAATAAACAACAAAATAATTTGGATGCTGAAATAAAGGAATTTATAAACAAAAATCAAGAAATGATAACTTCCGCTAATAATGTTGATTGTCCACTAACTCAAGAAATGTTAGATGAAGTGATAAATGAAAATGAAGATATAATTGAACCTAAAATGGATCAATCAAATAAACAAGTAAAAATTTGTAAAGGAATAACGAAAAATAATACTGCGTGTGAATATAAAGTTGTAAAAGGAGAAGAATATTGTACAAAACATTTAAAAATATATAAAAGAGAACAAGAAGAAATTGCAGGAAATTTTAAATATTGCAGGTCTCGTTGGAAATGTATTAATCATGCTATTGAAGGAGATTTTATGTGCGAACATTGTCGTGAACGAACTAGAAAATTTGATCGTAATAGGCATCATAAAAAAATTGAAAAATCCAAAAAAATTATTGTGGAAAATAATATGAATTATAAAATATGTATCATGTGTAAACAAACAAAAGAAATAAAAGAATTTATTTTACAAAATGGAAATAATAGTAATACTTGTTGTGGCTGTTTAGAAAAACAACGCGAACAAGACAAACACCGAAATAAAAAAGATAATATTGATCGAAAATATCAAGAACATATTGGATCTGCACAAAAACGAGGTTATTCGACAGAATTAACAAAAGAACAAGCAAGTGAATTATTCAAAGGTAGTTGTTATTATTGTGGAAAACAAGGATATTATTTAGAATTAAATGGTATTGATAGATTTGATAATACCAAAAATTATACAGTTGAAAATTCTGTATCGTCATGTGAATTATGTAATATTATGAAAGGTTCTAAAAAAGCAGATGAATTTATACAAATATGTGAACATATTGCAACATTTAATTATATGTTTGATGGAAATTTACATTTTGATTCAGATTTATTTGAAAATGGAGATCCTACTGATAGAACATATTATAAATATAAGTGGGAAGCCGAAAAGTCAAGGATGATAAAATTTGACATTACGGAACAACAATTTAAAGAAATAACTGAACAGCCATGTAAATATTGTGGATTTTTTAATGGAACACATAATGGAATTGATCGTGTTGATAGTAATGGTATATATGAAATACAAAATTGTGTAAGTTGTTGCAAAACATGTAATTTGATGAAAAATAAATATGATGTTAATGAATTTTTATCTCAATGTGTTCAAATAATTAATTATAAAAAAAATCATATAAAACAAAATGGTGACATTATAAAAGAATTAAAAGAAGATTTATACAATGATTTTAAAAATATTGATAAAATACCATTAACATTAAATAGAGAACAGTTTTTACATAATGATGAATTTTATACAAATATTACATTTAATGAAACAATTGACGATGTTAAAAAAATTAAAATTAAATTAGAATTTATTGGACCGAATGATAAACAATTAAGAGATATTTGGAATTATTACAGAAATAAAATTTCAAGTCTCGCAAAACATAAAAATGCACAATCTGTCGGAAAACAGATATATATACTTGTTAAAGATCAAACAAGTGATAAATATTTAGGAATATTAAGTTTATGCGATGATGTTATAAATTGTGGTGATAGAGATAAATACATTGGTTGGAGTAATACGAATAGAAATAAAAATATTAAATATATAATGGATATTTCAACATGTGTTCCATTATATCCGTTTGGGTATAATTATAATGGTGGAAAACTATTAGCATCATTAGTATTTTCAAAAGAAGTAGCAGAATATTTTTATAATAAATATAAAATTATATTGTTGGGTATTAAAACAACATCTTTATATGGAAAATCGATAATGTATGATAGATTAGAATCACTTAAATTCATTGGATACACAAAAGGCTATGGAACAATACAAATTCCAGATCAAATATATGAAAAAAGTAAAATATTATTAAATAATCTTAATATAACAATTGATAGAACACATTTGCGTTCTATAAAACAAAGAACTATTGGAAAAGTATTGCAAATATTGCAATTACCAAGAGATGATTATCTTAAACATGGAATGCAACGTGGTATATATTTTGGTTATACATATAAAGAAAGTAAAAACATATTGACAGGATCATCAGAGAATAATATTTCTATCAATAATTGTTTGAATAAATTAAAAACATGTGACGAAATTTATAATTTATGGGTAAGTAGATGGTGTATTGGTCGTTACAATCATCTTAATCAACAACATCGCATTAAAAAAATAATACATATTAAAGACAGTAAATTGCAAAAAAATTTAGATAGTAAAAATAAAAGTAATGAGAAAATTAAACAAATAATTGGAGAAGAAGAATTTAAAAACAAAAATAATGAATACATGAAAAAACAAAGATTAAAAAAAATAAATCCTACATATACACATTATACTGATGAAATAAAGAATGATATTATTAATTATCCAGATAAAAACGTGCCTTATGTTGGTATTGCACGAGAATTATCACAAAAATATAATGTAAAAATTCACCATTCATATGTACGAAAATTATTAAAAGGAAATCGTAATGATAATGGTAGTAATAATCAAAATAATAATGACTAAGTTCATGACTATAAAAATTTATTATATATGATCAATTAATACTCTATTAAAAATATTAATTTTACTAAAATTAATATTTACATCTCTTTTCAAATTATAATTCATTTAGATATTGATCTTATTATATTTTATGTATAAAATATAATAAATAATGGTCTAATCAAGACCATGATTATTGAAAAGACCTAATTTGAATACGCGAGGCCTCCCATGCCACTCATTATTCTGAGTACGTTGTAATTCATCGCATAAATGGACATCTTAGTAGTATCACCAAGATAGTTTCCGCTGAAAGTCCAGCCAAGAGCAGTCTCAGCAGCAGGAATAGAGAAAGTAAGGTTGAGAAGAGCGTTATCAATGCGAGACATGTTGCATGAGCCAGATGGTTGATGTTCGACTGGTTTAAGAGCGAATGAATATGTGTTTACACCATCACGAGGAGTATGTTTGAAGCACTCGTATGGTTGAACATAGTTGAAGAAGTCTCCATCACGAACTTGGAAGCGATCATGACCATTGAGTTGGATAAGACCAGTTGCAACTGGGTTAATAGTATTGTCAAGATGTAGACCATAGTTATTGTGAACATAAACAGTAACATCCTCGTCCCCAACAACGGCGGAAGTTGCTTCACCGGTGAATGCAGCCCAGCCAGCATAAAGAGTAGCTGATGGTAGAGATACATAGTACCATGGAAGAGGAGTATCATATATAATGTTATCAAGAGTCATTGTGTCTGTTGTAGTTACTTTATTATCCTCGTCATCGATTAAACGGCAAGTACCAAGTCCAGTTAGTGCAGTACTAGTCACACCAGTAACAGTGCGGAATTCAATAACTTTAGTAGTTGTATCAAGGAATACATATGCACCAGTATCAGAACGAGATGTACCTCCAGATGTTGCGGTACGATCAGAAACTTTGAGAATGAAACGTTTAGTAGCAATATCGCGTGCAGCTTCTGGGTTGACACCATCGTATGCAAGGAAAGAGTTACCATCAGTATAACGACCTAGACGAACTGCCCAGAAAAGAGCTTTGCAAGGATGGTTATAGTTAAGACGGTATTTCATGCTATTAGAAGTAACTGACTCGTCACCTGTGAATTGGAGTTGTTCAATAAGATATTCATGAGAAGCTTGGGCAAAACGTTTTCGTTCCTCCGTATCAAGGAAGATATAATCAACAAGAAGGAATGCATCATCGAAATGAGCACCGGCATCAGTTGTAGTTGGGGTACCTTGAGTAATAAGACATTCAGATGCACGACGGAAAGAGAACTTGATTTGAACATCGTGATATTGGAGAGCAATAAGAGGAAGAGCAAGACCATCGTTACGGCAATGGAAGAATTGAAGAGGAACATGAAGAATTGCAGCATCGTGAGTTTGGGCAAGAGTAGTAAGATCTTCAGTATTACCAATCATTTTATTGTAACCATCATCTTGGAAACCATCACGTGCAAGCTCGTACCAGATGTTTAGCCAGTCACCATAATGTTTATCAATTTGAGAACCACCAATATCAAGTTCAACATAATCAACAAGAGCATGTCCAAGGAAAGGAGTCCATGCAACTTTATTACCAGAACCAGCATCGAGGGAACCTAGTTCAACACGGAGGTAAATTTTAGTAACGAGATCACCATTGCGTTGAATTGGGCAAGTAACGGTTTTTCCAAAATCAGGAGATCCGTTAAATGTCACTTCAATTTGTTCAACAGCAAAGTTAGTATGTCTACGATAGACAACTTTAAAGAATGTAATTTGAGGATTTCCAGTAAGATATACGTCTTGAGCACCGTATGCGACGAGTTGCATTAAACCACCACCCATTGTATTTTATTATATATTATTACAATAGAAAATAATTTTACTCATTCATATATTCGTTATTAAAAATATATTTGTAAATCTATATATTTTTAATAATTATTCATTATTCTATAATATTTATCTTTCCTATATATTTAGTAACCTCTCATAATAATATTAAAAATATTATTTGTATTATAGAAAATTATTTTTCTAAATTAAACAAATTAAAAACTTATTTATCAACTCGTAAAATATTCTCCAAAAGGAAAACTCATTAATTTATCCATGAAATTTTTAAAATTAATTTTAATTTTATCAACATCTGGTATTTCACGTGTTAATTCATATGTATATTGACT